CTAGGCTCCAGTTTGCGCTGCAAACTGGAGTCTAGTGAGCCCCCCAAGAACCCCGGGATTGGCAACTAGCAGTCACCTTTCCCTTTCTCTTGGGGGGGACCTTTGTGGGTCTCCACAGGGGACCGGTGTCGGTTCAAGAGTTTAGCTGGGGAAATAATGTAATCCCCCCTCCCTTTGGTCTTGAGTCTAATCCGGCGGCTACATAAGTTGAAGGACCTAACCTCACCCTTTTGGGGCAGAGTCGGATACTAGGGAGTGCCCTCGGGTCCCTACGTCCTCTTTAGCGGTGCAGTACCTTCCCCCTTTGCGGGGGGCGGGGAGCCACCTCAACGGCTGCAGAGTATGGTCTAACCGCTTATTTTGCCGACGCGGAATCTCTCTGTTCGATCGAACATTTGATTTGAGCTACCCATGTCCTTTAAACCAAAGTCTAACCCTAAAGATAAATATCTCTCGAGATGGACCGTAATTCAAAGAGTCATGGGATGGGCTCGTGGGGAATATTTCCCTACCGCACCTCCTCTTTCCACCTTCGGCCGCTTCTTTAAGGAGCTTACTCGGATCCTCGAGTATCAAGGTGTGCCTGGCGGCATCGCTTGGATGCGTCGCCGTAGGCACCAATACCTGAAATATCTCGAGGCTGAGTCTGGCTCCCTAGAGGAGAAGAAGTATCGCACGAAGCTTGGGAGGTATATGGGGAGGCGTGCAGCCGCTGTTCTGCTGGAAAAGAGGCGTCCGGTTATCCGGATCGTCCTCACAGCTCTTACGGCACTGCGCGCCTTTAGGCTACCTGTTAAGGTAGACCTCTCGCCCATTACCTCTCCGGCAACCGTGGTACTCCAACCCCAATCCTATGCCGAGTTTATTCAACCTTTTTGGAAGAAGATCACCCGGCGTAGAAAAGACGCTAAGCCGAAAGATTGGTCGAATTGTCATTTTACCCAGAAGTCTGGACCAAATGGTCCAGCCCTCACTACAGCTTTCAGTGATCTCCTTGGAATTTCGGTTTATCCGGAGCTCCTTGAAGACATTGGGACTGTAGGTGGTAAGACGCTCCATGATTTCATGGGACGTCTCCTGGCTGAATCTCCCACCCTCTCGGAACCTTCTTCTAAGTTCTTTGAACCTAAGTCGAAGGCAATCCGGAAGGTGGTTGGGATCCCAGATAAGGAGGGTAAGACTCGTGCTATTGCCATCCTGGACTATTGGTCTCAGGAGGCACTGCGCGGTCTTCACTCTTTCCTATTCGGGATCCTGCGCGGAATCAACCAAGATATGACATTCGCACAGGGGGCCTTCACGGAGAAGGTCAGGTCTTGGGGTGAAAATATTATTCTTCACTCCGTGGATCTGACTGCAGCAACGGATCGATTCCCGATCGATCTAATTGTTGATATCCTTGCGGGGCAATGCGGAAAAGAGTTTTCTGCAGCTTGGAAGAGGATTCTAGTCGACTACCCCTTTAGTGTTTCTCCGCGTAACTCCGTTAGATATGCGGTAGGAAACCCTATGGGGGCTCAGTCTTCTTGGTCTTCTTTCACAGTGGCTCACCATTTTGTTATGTACTGGTGTTGTCGCGAGCTAAAGATTTCGTGGGAAACCGCTAAGTATGTCATCCTTGGTGATGACGTCCTGATCGGTGACTCCAACCTTTCTGCATGCTACCGGGCTAAACTCGACCTTATCGGTGTTGAGGTCTCTCTAGCGAAAACTTACTCTTCTTCTCAGATTTGTGAGTTCGCTAAGAGGTACCTCTTCCGTGGAGAGGAGGTTTCTCCTTTCCCCGTGTCCTCTGTCCTAGACCACATCGGAGAAGCTTCGCTCCTCGTAGCGGTCCTGACCGGAGAACGCCGAAAGTCTCTTGAGCCTAAATCCGGAATCCCTGTGGCTATTGAGAGTCTATCTCTCGCTGTTGGAAAGTCTTTTCGCCAAAGTCGGCGTATGAGACAATTCGCAGCAGAGGCACTCCTGAC